CTGTCAATCAATTGTTTCAGAAATTGACCACATGGTTAGTGAAGTTGTTTGGACGTGTTGTTATGAAAGGACTCGACGCCGCCATAGGATCACCCCGCGGTGATATCATCCGTAAAGGAGTGATATTCATCGCCATCCTGTTTCTTTTCACCGTAATGCAGTCAGCATACCTCATCACCACCGGTATGCTCATTGCTGCATTTAGACTTGTAAAGAAACTTGGACCCAAGAGATCCCATGCTGAACAACGCGTTGAAGAGCTCATGCAAGCTGAAGGACCCACCACACCCACCGCCACCGCCACATTGCTCGGCGCCTTAATTGGCGCCCTAGGACTCTCGACTGGAACGATCACCCGTGTTAAGAATGTAGCCCTGACTATGTCAGGACTCATGGTAGGAGGATCAGTGTTAGCATCGATAGGTTCACACCTATTCGTGATGCTGCCAATGACACTTCGCACCGCCTTGATTGAAGAATTCGGAACCTCCGAAATGAAGAACAGTGCCCGACTTGAGCTTTGGACCTCAAGGACATTAGCTGTACTCCAAGTACAGAAAGTGCCCTCAGTAATGAAAAGTAAAGTTTTCATGGAGACCGTCAACACCCTCCTGAAAGAAGGAACCACCCTCATGTTTGCCCTCAAAGACCCCGCGAAGAAATCGATGATGCTAGGACCCTTTGTAAGAATGGGAGCGCTCGCTTCAATTCTTACTCAGTACAAGAACACCCCCACCACACGACAATTGCCTTACAGTTTACACATCTACGGACCCCCTGGAGTTGGAAAGACGCTTATCGCCCCCCAACTCGCTGGCCTTGTTTTTGACATTGGAAAGACTGAAATTTACAACCGCAGCAACTCTGATCCCTTTTGGAGTGGTTGTGCTGACCCGGATATGGTAGTAATGGACGAGTTCCTATACGGATCAGCACAAGACAAGATGGATGCAGGTAAGATGTATCTATCTTTGTGCTCAACTGCCCAATTTCAGCCCCCAATGGCCTCAACCGACAACATCACCGTAGGAGTGAAAGGCACCGTAATATCACCCAAAGTGGTACTTACGATGAACAACACCCCTCTGTTTCATGTAGAAGGACTCGACTCAACCGCCCTCAACCGACGCCGACAACTTGTGATTGAAGCCCAGTGCACCGCGGACACCCGCTGGAACATTGGCGCTAACGGACGACCCCTCCCCAACAGTGTTGACCTTTCAGCCTACAACCGTGAAGAAGTAGCTGGAATGATCTGGCTCAAGTTCCGAATCCACCCCGCCATCCAACATCCTGGCTACGTGCCCGACCCCAACGGATGGATCTCAAAACAGGAGCTAGTTGACCGACTCAGAGAACGCTACGCATTGCACCGCGAGACATGTGAGAACATTGGAGCCGCATTCGGAAACGGATTTGACGACAATGTTAACCCCGAACAGTTGATGAACGAAGTGATGCGTGAGTGCTATGGAATCCCCGTGAAGTCCATAGGAGTGAAGGCAGCTATCTGGCAGCTGCTAGGATTTGGAAAGGACGACGAGTTTGCAGCCGAAGGATCAGTTGATTCCGTGCAAGAGTTAGAAGGAGACGTGAGCTACCCACAAGTTTGGGAAACCAAACGAGTGGTAGAGCTAGCCGACAGACCTGGAGGATCACACCTTCATGCATGTTGTGGACGAGTGAACTTTTGCAACGGAAGAAAGACCAACAAGTACAAGTGCCCTAAATGTAACACCACGAAAGCCTGCCGCGAGTGGCAGGAGACCGGACTGTGCGCCACCCGCATGGTTCGTGGCCAACCAATAATGGGACACTTGTTTTGCACCGCCGACCTGAACATCAACACCACATCACACGCCAAACACAAAGGTGCAATCAGACTGCATGCCCACAAATGCGCCCACATTGATTGCCCCATTCGACTTGTACACGAACACGACCTCTTCGGAGAGACCACATTCCACCAACCATTCCGCTGCCAACTACACCGAGAAGAGAAGCAATACGAAACTATTGCTGAGAAGAACGCCAACACCCGCAGTGATGACGCGCTGAGCTGTGAATTCCCCGAACAGAGAATTACCAGACTGGCCTGCGCCGTCACTGGATGCACCAGCGACGCTGTGACACGAGATGAAGGACCTGCTGTGTGCACCGAACACCGAGATAGAAACCCCGTTGTTGAAACGCTTGTTCAACAAAACGAAACCACCGAAACTGACACCCGACACTTGACCAACGAGGAGTATTACGACTACGTTATGCGTAGATTGGAATTACTCAAAGGAGAGACACCCGACGTGATTGCCGACGCCCTTGCAGACGCTGGAATGATGGTCACTAGACGAAGTGACATCGAAGCGGCTGCAGGAAGTATGATCTTC